GGTGAAGTGTTAAACGAACTATTACCTCCAGGTCTAAAAATAGAAGAATAATATGGCAGGGAAAACTCTTTTTGACCACATCAAACAAATTACAGATACACAAAATCCAAAGTATTGGGATACGTTAGATGAGAGTGAGAAAAAAACATTCTCAAACTATATGATACTTCGGTTTCTTTCAATGAAGTATGAGTGGGTTGAATTGATTGGTGAGTTGCAACCTTACTTACAAGAACTTCCACCAAAAACTTTATATCTTACTCTAATTGATTTAATACCAAAGAGTAGAACATTCCTAAAGTACATAAAACCTACTAAAGGTGAAGATTATGAAAGTTGGTTGATTGAAATGATTGGAAAATACTATGGGGTTTCTTTATTGGAAGCTGAAGAGTATGTTGGAATACTATACGCTATAAAAGATGGACATTCCAAAATAAAAGAGATTGCAGAGATGTACGGAATTGATGAAAAAGTTATCAAAAAACTAAAATTAAAGGGGGTGTAAAAACTCCCTTTTTTATTTGGAAACCTGAGCAATTTTTTGTATATTTGTATCTAAACAATAAGATATGACTAGAGTAAGTTTTTCCCAGTATAGCACCTTTTCAACCTGTCCTCGAATGTACAAACATCAGTACATTGATAAGTTGGGAGAAAGTTCAGCGAACATTCATACGATTTTTGGTACATCCGTCCATTTTGTAATCCAGCATTACCTTTCAGTTTTTTATGGAGTATCTAAAAAGCAAGCAGGTGAGCTTAATTTAGATAAGATGTTGTTGGACTCATTAAAAGAAGAGTTCATCAAAGAGAAAGAAAAAATGAGTGAGGGTACGCCGTGTACTCAAATAGAATTGGAAGAGTTTTTTGGTGATGGTAGAAGAATATTAGAATGGTTTGTAAAGCATGTTGATAAACTATATACCAAAACTGGATATGAGTTAGTGGGTATAGAAGTTCCACTAAATTATGAAATCAAACCAGGTGTTCACTTCATCGCATTCGTAGATATTATTTTACGAGAAATTGGTAGTGGTGAGATTGTAATTATTGACTTGAAAACTTCTACCAGTGGTTGGAACAAATACCAAAAAGAAGATAAGATTAAGAACGCTCAAATTCTTATTTACAAAAAGTTTTATTCCGATTTGTTTGGAGTTTCAATGCCAAATATCAAAGTTGAGTTTCAAATTATGAAGCGAAAACTACCAGAAGAGTCACCATATCCTATTCCTAGAATATCAAAGCATATCCCCCCAAATGGTAAACCATCGGTGATGAAAGCGTATGATGAGTTTATGGAATTTATCAATATTGTATTTGATGAAAATGGTGATAGGAGGTTAGATATTGAGTATCCTAAAACTCCTGGCAAAAATAAAAAGAATTGCAAATATTGTGAGTTTTTTGAGAGAAAAATTTGTGATGGAGTAGGTTAATTTTGTATGGAAAAATAATTTTTATATATATATATTTATATATAAATAATTATGAATATGAGAAACGATGATAATACAAAATTGACATCAATAAAAATACTAAAAGATGTTTATTCATCATTTAAGAAAGTATCTTTTGACTCTGATGTTACACTACAAAAGTTAGTAAATAGAACTGTTGAAAGATATGTTACTGATGAGGAATTCAGACAAGAAATGAATGAATACCTAAAACTACAAATAAGTGGTTCACAATATTAATATAGAATAAAATGAAGAAACCTATATTAATTGTCAAAACACCAAAATCATATAACTCTCAAAAAATATATGATTTCCAAACTGCATTAGAGTGCAACGAAATGATAAAAAATTATTATTACCCATTTGTATTACCAAACATAGAAGATGTTTTAGATTTTAAGGTTTTTGATAATAACTATGGGGAGGAAGCATATAATAAACTAAAAAAATTAATTGAAGAATTAAAAGCATAATAAATGGAAGAAGTTACAAAGAAAAAACCAAAAATACTCCTATTATCGGATGATTTAAGAATGGCAAGTGGTATTGCTACTATGAGTAGAGAGTTTGTATTAGGAACTGTAGATAAGTTTGATTGGGTGCAAGTTGGAGCAGCAATTAACCATCCTGAGCAAGGTAAGATGTTGGATTTGAGTGCTGATATTCAACAAAGAACTGGTATTAAAGATGCAAATGTAAAAGTACTACCTTGGAATGGATATGGAAATGCTGATTTGATTAGACAACTTATCAATTCGGAAAAACCAGATGCTATCTTACACTTTACCGATCCTCGTTATTGGATTTGGTTATATGAAATTGAGCATGAAATCAGAGAGCAATGCCCAATTTTATTCTACGCAATTTGGGATGATTTACCAGACCCATTATACAATAGAAACTATTATGAAAGTTGTGATTGGATTGGTTGCATCAGTAAACAAACTTACGGAATTATCAAAAGATTATCTGCATTAGAAAACGGAAAGACTTGGAGAACAAAAGAAGATTGGCAAGTTAAGTATGTACCACATGGTATCAATACAGATGTTTACAAATCAGTTGAAGTTCCAGCGGAGTTCCGTAATGAAATCCTAAAAGGTAAAGATTACGATTTTGTATTTTACTGGTCAAACAGAAACATTCGTAGAAAGCAACCCGCAGATGTGATTTGGGCATATAATCGTTTCTGTGAAATGGTTGGTAAAGATAAAGCAGATAGAACTGCATTGGTAATGCATACACAACCTGTGGATGAAAACGGAACTGATTTACCAAAAGTTATTGAAGCAGTTGCTAATGGTAGAAACATTATTTTTTCCGATAAGAGAAGAACAGTTGAAGAACTTAATTGGTTATACAACATTGCAGATTGTACTATTAACATTGCAAACAACGAAGGATTTGGATTGACCACTGCGGAAAGTGTGATGACAGGTACTCCAATCATTGTCAATGTGACTGGTGGATTACAAGACCAATGTGGATTTAAGTTGGATGGTAAGTACCTAACTGCTGAAGATTATGTAGAGATTGGTTCACTACATGATTGGAGAAAGTGGGAAAGTAAGTTAAGTTGGGGAGAATGGGCTAAACCTATTTGGAGTAGAAGTAGAAGTTTAGCAGGTTCGGTTCCTACACCTTATATCTGGGATGATAGAGTTGATTTGGACGAAGTTGCAGAGGCAATGGCTGAAATGTATCAGTTGGGTAGAGCAGAATTACATATCAGAGGTCTTTGTGGTAGAACTGCATTTATCAGTGATATGGGATTAGAGCACCATAATATGAATAATATGATGGCAGAAGGAATTGAAAATACAATCAAAAACTTCCAACCTCGTAAGAGATGGGAAACATTTAAGATTAGATGAAAAAAGTAGCTATTTTACTAAATGGAGAATTGAGGTTCAGAAATGAACTTCATTTCAACCAATTTAAGAATAGTATATCTAATTACGATGTTTACATTTCTACATATCCTATCTATGAAAGTATAGGTAAAGAGTTGACAGATAATTGTATAATTGCAAATACTAACCTTCCACAAGGAAATATGTATCAATGGTTTCATTTGGATAATATAATAAAAAAATGGAAAGATGTATTATTGAATTATGATATTATATTAAAAATTAGAACTGATATTGAATATAATAATTTTTCTGTAAATGATTTGGATGTTTTAGAAAATACCATATATCCACAAACCGATCAAATATTTTATGGAACATCTACACATTTCATAAATTGTTATAATGATATGTTTGATAATGTTATGGGATTATATCTTAAAAACTCACAATATCATTATATAGATGTAAATTATCAGAATGTATTAAATAGTGATAGTGAAAGTGATGTAAAAATCGGATGGTTGAGATTACCTAAAATTGTTTATGGTAAAAACTTATACGAATTGCAAACTAACATAAAGCAATATGATATAAATTGGTTGACTCAAAACTCAAATAGTTTGGAAATGATAGATGGTCAAAAATCAGGATACGCATTTACTTCAGAGAGATGCTTTTTGATACAAACTATAAACAAAGGAAGGCTGGGTAAAAGTAAAATATTTGGAACCTTGATGGATAAAAGAAAAGAATTTAATTATATAAAAGAATAAAATATATGAATACGCAAACATTAGTATTTCAAGGACCTGTGTTCACCCGAAGTGGATATGGAGACCATAGTAGAGACTTATTGAAATCATTAAAAATGATGGATAAGTACGATATAAAAATAATTCCACTTAGATGGGGTAATACACCACAAAATCAGGTAAATGGTGCAGATGAATTTGGTAGATGGATGTTGGAAAGAGTAATCACTCAAATTACAGAAAAACCTGATGTGTTTATGCAAATTTCTGTGGCAAATGAATTTCAACCACTTGGGCATTATAATATAGGAATTACTGCTGGAGTAGAAACAACTATAATTCCAAAAGATTTTATTGATGGGGTTAATAAAATGGATTTAACACTAGTTCCTTCCAAATTCACTAAAGATGTGTTGGTTGGTACTGTATATCAACACAAAGATAAAAACACTGGACAAATTGTTGGTGAAAGTAAAACAACCAAACCTGTTGAAGTACTTTTTGAGGGTGTTGATATTGAAGTTTTCCTAAATCCAAATAAAGATTTGGATGTGTTAAGTGAAGTACATACTGAATTTAATTTTCTAACTGTTGGACATTGGTTAAAAGGAAATATAGGACAGGATAGAAAAGATATTGGTATGGTTATTAAAACATTTGCAACCGTATTTCAAACTATTCCAAAGGAAAAACAACCAGGATTGATTGTGAAAACTTCATCAGCTGGATTTTCCGTTATTGATAGAGAAAATATGAGGGAACGAATTGAAGAGATAACTAAAACTTTTGGAGAAACTTGTCCACCAATTTATCTTATACATGGTGATATGAGTGAAACTGAAATGGCTGCATTATATCATCATCCAAAGGTAAAAGCAATGGTATCATTTACAAAAGGTGAAGGATATGGTAGACCTTTGGCAGAGTTTACTTTGACTGGAAAACCAATTTTAGTATCTGGATGGAGTGGGCATGTAGATTTTTTACCTGTTGAAAATACTGTATTTTTAGACGGTTCACTCACTCAAGTTGATGAGAGTGCATCTGATACTTTTATTTTAAAAGAAGCACAATGGTTCACTGTTAATTATAGTAATGCTGCGGGTTTAATGTATGATGTATTTAATAACTACAAAACTTATTTTGAAAAATCAAAAGGATTGATTAAAAATACATTAAAAAACTTTACATTGGAAAAAATGAATGAAGTATTTGGTAATATTTTAATATCAAATGTAAAAGAACAACCAAAGCTAGTTCCAATTAAACTACCTAAATTACAAAAAGTACAATAATAATGAAAATACTAGTTACAGGAGCATTAGGATTTGTAGGTAAAAATCTATGTAAAAGATTATTAAGTGAAGGTCACACCGTATATGGATTGGATAATTACGAAATAGGAACTGCAGAAGATGAACTTGAAGGTGTAAAATATGTACCTTGGGATATTGAGCAAATTCAATACTCTAATGGAACTGAAATTGAATTGGTTTATCATTTGGCTGCATTAAGTAGGATACAACCTTCATTTGAACAACCTTCAGAAACATTTAGAGTGAATACTAGAGGAACGGAAGCAGTTTGTGAGTGGGCGAGACACTTTAATATTAAAGTAGTATATGCAGGTTCATCTTCGCAATGGCATGACCCATTTCAATCACCTTATGCAATGTATAAGAAGTTGGGTGAAGATGTATGTAAAATGTATAGAAGAATTTATAATCTAAATGTTGAGATTGCTAGATTTTACAATGTTTACGGTCCAGGTGAAATAGTTGATGGAAAGTGGGCAGCAGTTATTGGATTGTGGAGAAG